CAACCCCAATGTCGGGTATATAATGGCCTGTTCTCTCGGATATATTGCCGTTGTTAAAGCAACCTTTTGATACATGTCAAGGTCACTTACTTTTTTGTATTTATTAGACTCGTTACTTTGAGCACCTAAATCTAATTCTAATTGTCCAGTCATGGTATTATCTCCCTACCTGTGGTAAATATTTTTGTTTGGTTTCTTCCCATGATAGATAAATTATATCATCATAGAAGTGAGTTTCAGTTGATACTCGGTCTTGTTTCTTTAAGGATGCCAGTCTTTTCTTAGCATACTTATTCTTCCATAATTCAGTTAATGCTTCTACTGAATTGTCAAATTTTCTAATTAACTTATCTTCTTTGATTTCTTCTCTTAAAAATTCTCTTGTATTTTCATATAGTTCACCAAAGTATATACCTCTAGCATGTTCAGACTTTTGTAGTTTCTTATCAATGCCTAGTTTACTATATGTGAATGCTCTACTTCTATTTCTATGGTCTCTTTTATGAGGCTGACCACTAGGTTTCTTTGCAACATACCATTCAAAGAATTTATATGTGTGGTTCTTCATTAACCATTGTTGTATCATGGTATTAGTAGTTTTCTCAGGTTCATATGAAACTGAACCAGCAGTCCAGCCCATTTTCTTCCAATGTTTTAATCTGTCATATTGTGATAAGGGTATTACTTTAGTTTTACCATATAGACTTGTAGTTGTAACACCTACTAACTTGTCTTTGTATTGGTATTCCCATGTTTTTTCTACAGTATCACTCAAACATAATAAAGCTAGTAGTTTCCCACCAACCAGGTTGTATCCAAGCGGCTGTATTGGTACAATTGTACTACCAATACAAGTGTGATTAATCATTCTTTGAGTTTTAGCTTCTCTTTCCCAACCAATATATTCATCTCTAGGTGTAAGGTCTAAGAAGTCTGAGGACATACAGATAACACCTAGGTATTTCTGTGTTACTTTATCTCTTACTAAGAAGTTTAGATTTCTACCAATGTTAGAATTGTTTTTCATAGTAGATAAGAATGTTCTTAATGCATTCCATATCTCACTACCTTTGGCATTTGTATGTGATTGAATTTCAGCACCATCTGTCCAGATAAGTTCTGGTTGTAGGTTCATATATTCTTCGGGGTCTTCCGGTAACCAAAAGTTATTCTTCACTTCTTGTATGACTGTCGCCTGGTCTGGTTTCAACATAGCCGGTTTATCATCAAAGAATGAATTAGTTTCTACTGTTGGATATCTAAACTTTACCTCTTGAAATTTTTGATACAATGTGTACTCTTGTACTGTCATAGCAGATACAAAGGTCAAATCTTTAATGATTGTTTCTTTTAATGTATCTGTATCAATATCTGGTACTTTAGATAAATCTGTATTGTCTTGCCAACTTTGCCATTGGTCGTCTATTGACATGTCTTTGTTCCACGAATAACCCATAATGTATATCCTATATTAAGTTACTACAAATGTCAAGTCTGGTTTTTATCTAATATTTTATTAATATTATTATATCTTTTAAGTCTATCTATTTCTTTAAGTGCTTTTTTCTTTGCTCTATCTAATTTTAGTTTAGATACACCCTCTGTAAAATTTCTACCAATAGTATGGTCATATTCATGTTGACATATACGACTCATCATACCATCTAAATGGGCTTCTTGTGTGTTACCATCTTTGTCTTCATATTTCATCACACATTTTCTAGGTCTCTCTATGTCAATAAACATGAAAGGATAAGTTAAACAACCCTCTTTCATTCTAATCTTTTCTTCACTTACAGATACTATCATAGGATTAAACATTGCTAATGCCATACCTTTTTCTATACCTTGATGGCCACCTGCTACAAACATGTTGAAAGGAAGACCTACTTGATTACAAGTTAGACCTATGCCACCAAATTTCTTCATAACTAAAAACATTGCGTCAACAAGTTCTTGTCTATCTTTAAAACCCTCTTCTTTTAATAGTTCATCTGTAAATGGTGCTATTGCTGATTGTACTCTAGGGTCGTTTGGTGGTATTAACTTTAGTTCTTTCATATTGTTCCTAACTGTGTGAAGTTTTGATGTTTCTCAAATTTAATAATGTTTGTAAACCTGTCAAACAAAATATCTCCTTTGTGTGATATAATAAAGATGTTTTCTTTCTCTAAACCTTTAATAATTTTAAAGAAGTCATCTGTACCTTGGCCGTCTAGTGATGAATCAAATATCTCATCTAGTATTAATAGATTGGTATTTGTACTATTCTTCATTCTAGCGATATCACGCCATGTAAATAGTAAGGCAAGGTCAATTCTCATCTTTTCACCTTCACTAAAGTTATTATAATTAAATGTATCTCTAAATCTACTTTTAACTGTTTCATTAAACTCTTCATCTAAGTTGAATGATATGTAAAAGTCCATTGCTTGTAGATACTTATTAATAAGTTGATTCATAATAGGTACATACTTACGAATGATGTTTGCTTTAGCACCTTTGTCGTTAAGTATCTCTCTTAATACATCAACATAATCTTTTTCTTCTTGTACATCTACTAACTTTGCGTCAGCAACACCAAGGTCAGCTGCCATGTTGGCCAATTCAAGTTCTATCTTTTCAATGTCAATATCTTTTCGACTAGCTGTAGAAATATCTTGTTGAATTTGGTCGCTGTGTTTTTTCAATGCTGATAGACTTCCGTTTATCTTTGCTATCTCCACATTCATTTCGGATATCTTGTTTGACATCTGACTGAATTGTGTCATCTTCTCTTCGTGTATATTGAGTTCTCCTACGAGCTGCTTGAGACCTGATTCTAGCTTGGCAATTGTTGTAGTTTCGTGATTGCATTTTTCTTCCTTAAATTTTTCGTCTATTGATTGTGTACATACTGGACATGTATCATTATCTTTGAAAAAATCTAATGTCTTTTTATGTGTAGATATATTTTGTTCTATCTTGGTTTCAAACTTCTCTAAGTCTTTAACCTTTTTGGCCGTTGTATCTTGGTTGACTAATGTATTTTGACTAACAACTATCTGCTCATTTAAAGTTTGTAGTTTTTGTTCATATTTTAATCTATTTTCTTCATTTTCTACTATCTTATTTTGTTGTACCGTCAGGTTGTCGCTACCTTTAGTTTCCAGAGTAGTTAGATACTTTGCTTCAGTTTCATACTTGGTCTTTATTAACTCACATTGGTGCCTCACCTCCGTAAGTTTTTTTTGAAGTTCACTCTGTTGGGAACGCAAAATTAAGTCCATTAGACCAAAAACTCTAATATCTAAAATTTCTTCTACAACTTCTCTACGATATCTAGGTTTCATTTTCATAAACGGTTCGTATGAAGAAGAACCTAATAAAACCACCTGAATGAATGACCTATAATTAAGTTTCATTATGTTTGTTTCAAGGTACTTTTGATAATCTACATTGTTGGCGTCTTGATTAATAAGTTTACCATTACAAAATATTTCAAATAGATTTGGTTTTATACCTCTTCGTACAATATAGTTCTTAGTACCTACATCAAACTCTACCTCTACCATACAATCGCCGTTGTTAATTGTATTGACCATTTGTTCTTTTTTAATAATTCTAAATGGTCTATTGAATAGTACAAAACACAATGCGTCTAGTAAGGTTGACTTACCTGTACCGTTTGTGCCTACAATCAATGTGGTTTGTGAGATACTTAAATCTATCTCTATTGGCTGATTGCCTGTTGATAAAAAATTCTTATATGATATTCTCTTAAATAGTATCATTCACTAGCTTCCATGTACAATTCTTTTGCAAACTGTTTTAATTTTTGTTTATCTAATTTTATATCTGTCTGGTCGATATAGTTACCTAAAAAAGTAAGTGTGTCTTCACCTTGTTCCAATATATCTTCTCGTACTGAGGCACCAATATCTGTAGGGTCTTCAATTACATCAATAGCATGTATGTTAATAGAGTTATACAATCTATCCATTAGTCTTTCAAACATATCATTGTCTGACCTATTAGATACAAACAACTTAACAAAACATTTGTCATATTGATTAATGTCTAACTCATCATAGTTTGTTTCTTTATCATTATAGATAATCTTTTTAAACAAACTATTAGGATTTTCTACCCTTGTCAACTCTCTAGTTTCAGTATCAAAGATATGAAATCCTTTAGGACATTGGTAGTCTGACCATGTCATTTCGTATTGAGTGCCAAGATAATAGATATGACCATCATCTGATTTTTTATGAAAGTGACCAGACATTACCTTTTCAAATCTTTTAAAAATTGCTTTGTCTTGACCATGGTCATTGAAATGGCCGTTGTGCATTTCAAAACCTTTTACTTCTAAGTGACCCATTGCAATAGATGATGTACTGTTCTCTATTGTTCTAATACTTTCTGCCTCATTGTCATCACAAATCCATGGTATAAAGAGTATTGGTAAACCATCAAACTCAACTGTTGTTGATTGTGTATAGACCTTGGCGTCTTTACATATGTCAAGGTTTTGCATAGCATTGACCTCATTTGTATTCTTATAATAAGTGTCGTGATTACCAATGATAATATGTGTATCAATACCTTGTTCATCTAATCTATTCCAAAATACTTTTTTAAAGTTGTGTGCTGTATTGTGGTTGATAAATTTTCTTCTATCTACCACATCACCTAGATGTATTAATGTTTTAATACCATACTGTTGCATGTATGGAAAAAATAGTTCATTATAAAACTTGTTTTGAAACTCAATAAAAGCTGGCGAATCGTTACGAGCACCAAAGTGGGTATCATTTAGTAGAGCTATCTTCATTATTTTTTCTTTTTTGCGGCTTCTAATTTTTTCTTATGTTGTAATGTAGTTCTCTTTGGCATTTTTTTAGCGCCAGGATCCATATCTTTACTTTCAACTGGTGCCATATTCTTTTGTAAGAATTCTGTAAACTGATTTTTAAAATCTCTATCTTCACCTGGATTTAAAGTCATATCATCATAATTACCCTCTGCAATCATTCTTTGTTTGATTGTAGTTTGTTTCTTTTCTTTTTGTATTCTACGAATAAATGCGTAATAGATTATTTGTGTGAAGTAAGCAAACGGATTGTTTGACTTATCTGGATTAAAGTTGTGTAAATACTGTAAACAGTTTTCTATACCATCACTAATCATATCATCTCTATATGTATAGTTGATAAAATTAGGTCGATAAGATAAATGATTCGCTATCTTTAGGAAACATTCACCGACATAATTGGGAACTCTAGGTATAGCTTTACCTGATTTTTCTGCTTCGTTAACAGTTTTTCTAAACTCGACCATAGCGGCCAAGAATTCTTTGTTGTTAACATAATGTTCTGGTTTTGCTTTTGATTTTGCCATAATATCCTCAATGTTGTTTATATAATACTCTAAGTTGATGTAATTGTCAAGCTTAGGTTGTTTTTATTTATTTTTAATCCACGGTTGACATCTTTTTTATTTTGTGTATAATAACGGTGTCCGTTTTCAGAAACACTAGCTTTAAATACCTAATGTCTTTAGTGCATTGTTGGTTCATCTTCATCATCAAAATCATCAAACTCTCTAAAGATTTCATTCATTTTTTTATTCTCTTCAGGAGTAAACTCTTTTCTGTGATAATTCTCATCTCTTTTAGGTCTATCTAAACTATCATAGTTTTTAATAATATCAGTATAACTACCACTCATCTCTAAGGAAGCGTTGGTGATTGTCATAATTTTATCTTTAGGAATAGTAACAACTTTATCCATAGTATAGTTAGTCCAACGAATCAAAGCAATATAATCTCTGAAGCCTGTTGGTGTCATTTGAGGAATATATTTTATTTGTAAAGGTTTATCAAGTCTAATTAGAGGACCATTATCTGGCAACTGTTTCTCACCAGTAGGTAGTACGGTAACAATGTCGTCACCGTTAATAAGTTTTATTATTTTAACTGTTTGATTCATTGTTCAATTCTATGTTATGTATTTCATATTCAAAGTCTTCTTCACTATAGATATTTATCCTTTCTCTAAAGTGGTTGAGTGTGTAGTTCTCTTTCTCATTGTATGTTAAGTCATCTGCAATATCATATAAAGTAGCAGAACCATTATTATCTTTTAATCTTAAACCACGACCAATAGATTGTAAGTTTCTTATCCTAGACTTAGAAGGACTAGAAAAGATAATGTTGTGTAAATTACGAATGTTGATACCGGTACTAAAAGTTCCATAACTTGCCACGATAATAGCATTGTCACTCTTTTCTGTAAGTTCTCTAATCTTTTCTCTTTCATCTGTATCTACTCCTCCGTGAACATAAAAAACCTGTTTATCAGGTGCTTTTAATTTTATATCTTCATATAATTGTTTACCATGTTTTTCTACATACTGAAACAAACATAGTGTATTACCATTTAGACCAGCGGCCAAGTTTCGTATAAATTTATTTCTTTTATCAGATTGTACTATGTAATCCATTTCTTCTTGGTAGTTCATACCACTAGCATGTTTACACTCAATCGCACCATGTTTTAATATTAGACAGAAAATCTTTAAGTCAGCTAATTGTTTCTTCTCTTGTAGTTCTACTGTAGAAACCACCTTGTTGACTGTACCAAAAAGTCCTTCTAACACCAACTTGTGTGTTTGTGTACCATCTAAAGTACCAGTTAGTCCTATTCTATATGGGCATTTTTCTAGTTTTGTCAATATCTTAGTTAGTGAAACAGCCTTGAATAAATGTGCTTCATCACCTACTATCATACGGATATCTTTAAAGTATTTTTTAGGTTGTGTATAGATAGATTGCCATGTAGATATGATTACAGGTTTATTTGTTTCTTTAGAATGACCTTGATAAATCCTATGTACATATTTTTCAGGTGACCAACCATAATCCTTGAAGTCTTTAAACAGTTGTTCGACCAAAGATGTAGTTGGTACAATAATTAATATTTTTTTCTTGTCTTCTTTTAACCGAAGAATGTTAAACCTAACAAGAAGATAGACAATAAGAGATTTTCCACTAGCTGTGGGTGAAAGTAATAAAGTTCTATTTTTTCTAACTGCATATATAAATGCCTCCTTTTGATAGTCACGAACAGTAAAAGGTATTTTTAAAGCTTCAATAAACTTATCTACCTTTGCTTCGTCAACTTTTGTATCTTGTATTTTAGTGCCGTCAACAACATGAACCTTGTTATCTTCACACCATTTTAATATATAGGGGTATAGACCAACATAAATTTGACCTGTTTGATATGAGAACAATCTAATCTTTCCGTCCCATACTCTGTTTCTAAACTGAGGCATAAACTTAAAACCAGGTACCTCAAAGGTAAAGAATTGGCCAAGTTCTCTTCTTATGTCCTCATCAGCTTCAATCTTTAAATAGACATCATCTTTTTTATCTATAATTAAATATCTTGTTAAACTCATTTAT